GGTTCCACGGGCACCACTTCACCGTGCCGCCCAATGCAACCTCGTGATAGTCGGCAACCAGCCCGCGTTTCACTCCCTGCTTGTCAACATAGGCGATGTAGACCCGCTCAAAGTCCGGGTCATCGTAGATGTTCAGTACATTGGCAACGTTCCGCCAGGTCGGGGCAATCGTGGCTGAAACCTTGTCCGGTATCTGCCCGCTAAACCACTGCACGCCCTCCTGCCCTGCCCAGAGCGTCCAGCCTCTTCCCGTAGCCACGGCGTTGGAATTGAACGCCCCGCACTTGTCAGCAATCCTGTTTACATACCAGGAAGACGGCTCTGTGTTGCCGATCTGCTGCGTGTAATAGACCCCGCGCTGGGTAACGAAGTACAGCGACTCCTGCTGAACAAACGTTGCTCGCAGCTCCGTGCTGTCATCGTTCGGCCCAATATTGCCCGTCAGCGCATCGTATGCCTCTGGGTTCTGAATGTAACTCGGTCGCGCCACAGGGTTGCGGTTCGGGTTATCCGCGTAGATCATCTGCAGGTCGCGGATAAGCACCACGCCAAGCTCCACGCTGAACGTCATGTCATCAGGGATAGTCGCGGGCATCGCAGCCGAGAAGTTCGCCGTGACGTAGTTGATGCCCGTCAATGTCGCGGTGGAAGAGAAGCCAGTGCTCGCTGAACTGATGGTCGCCGTAATCGAGCCATTGGATAGCCACGCCCGCAACGAATACCGCAGATTCGGCTGCAGAATCGCCGCTCCCTGTGCTGTCTTGGCCGCTGGCTGCGAGATTGTTCCCGGCCCGCCCAGCACCGGCATAAAGCCCGTCTGCGAAATCGAGGGAGTACCCACCCGCGTCCAGCCCAAAGGCCCGGTCTGCCCTGACAGCGTTCCGCCATCCATGCCCATGTTCAGGAAGCCGATAACCGTGTTGGCCTCGCCAATCGGTATCATCCGGTCGCCATACCAGTTCATGCCACGCGGAAGATTCAATGCGACCTGCTGAAACAGGTTGTTGCCCGGTATATCAATCGCAATCCCGCCGAACAGTGCCTGGTCGGTGAAGTTCATCGTCCCCGAAGAGGTCGTGTTGTCGTTCACCACCGTAGAGGTTCCCAAAACTACGCCGTTGACTTGCGGAACGATGGGCAGAAAGAAGAAATTCCCGCCATTGGCTCCGGTAAAGGCGATGCCGCGGGCTACAACGTTGTTCGGTCCGATGGGGAGACCGGAGAAAGCAATCGCGTTCGTGTTCGAAGGCAGCGTGAACTTGGCAATCGGCCCTACTGCGGTCGTCAAGCCGGTTTCAGTAATGAAAAAAGCCACCGCAAGCCGTGTACCGGAGGCCATTTCAGGCGCATTTCCAGCAAAGTCAATCTCTCCGCCCGTCGAATCTCCGAAAATCGCGGCCGGATCGAAGATGAACTGCGTTCCCGCCGTTGTTCCGCTGCCCGTCTCCACCGTATTGGGGAAAGTTACCGAAGGATCGAAGCCGGTAATCGTGAACGTCCCGCTGGAGCCGCCAGCAACCGTCGCGATGGTAAGATTCTCGCCATTCAGCGAGCCATTCGCGTTCAGCGTGTTCGTAATCGTGATCTTTTGCCCTGCTGTCGGGTTCGCGCCGGAACTTACTGCGTAATGATAGGTTGCTGTTCCACCTGAGAGTGATGTTTGCGTGATGCGCAGCGTGCCAGAGTCCAGCGTCTGCGTTATCGTCCAGGTGTTGTCGTAATCCGCCACTGAAGCGCCGGAAATCGGTATCTGCGTGCCTGCCGTAAGCCCCGGAACCGGCGTTGCCATCGTCAGGGTTGCCCATGTGATCTGGTACTTCCCTGTGATGCCTGCGTTGATGCCACCGCGGTTGTGCGCAGAGCTATTGTCAACCGTAAACGTGATGTACCAGCGCTCCGCCGTAGCTCCGGCAAAGGGTGGAACGCCCATCCCGATCGAAGTAACAAGCTGCGTGCCGTTGTAAGGGCCAAACTCATCAGAAAGGCCGCTAAACACCACGTTGACGGGAAACCCTGAGTTGAATGCCGCAGTTAGAACAGGATCGCCGCCGGGGAAGTGCCCTGCGCGTGCATTGGCCGTGTAAACCGTCACCACATTGCCGACAGCGGTTGTGCCCGGCCCTGAAGACTGAAGAATGCCATCGAAGTTCCCGAGCTGGCCAGGAAACCCCGGAGCGGGCTGCGTGATGGTTGAAATCTCATATGTCGTGCCCGATACAGCCACCGCAGAGAACGAAGGCGCTGCCCCTGGGCCGCCCTGTGATACTCGCGCAAGATTACGGCCGTCCCACTGCCGCGGAGCGTCACATGGGCCGTTATCGTTGAAGAATGCCATGTACTCGCGCCCGTAGGCGGTCACGGAATTGACTTTGCTGCCCGGCGTAACGGCATCCACCTGCGTATACGAACCGTCAGCGCGAACCACATACAAAGCGCCGTTGATTCCAAGAGCCACAACCTGCGTTGTGCCGTCCTTGCAAAGAAACTCTTTGCGGTAGACGATCTCCTGCGGCAGCGTGACTGTAGCCCGGAACGGGTTGCGTGTAGCCATGCCGTTAGGCACAAACACCATATCCGAGCAGTCCGGCGAATGGTCCGCGGGGCAGTTAGAGGATGGAGTATCGGTGCGCAGGCCATTGAACTGGCTGTAAGCAGCCGCCTGAATCTTTACTGTCAAAGCGTCCGCCGCCTACGCCCGAAGCCGTAGCCCCGTTTCCTTGTCTGCGCCCGGTTCTCGCGCTTGGCAGAACGGTTGGCGATGATCTCCAGCTCTGCATTCGCCTTCATGCGCAGCGCCGCCGCGTTAGGTGCGTTGCGGATCTCGGCAAACTCAGCCGCAATCATGTAGGCCAAAGCCTCTCCAGCCTTGGCGAACCAGATAATCGGAACGTCGGGATTCTCCGCCGTGGGCTGTGTCAGCTCCACCACCGAAGGCACGTAGCGGATGCGGAGGTCGGTTGGCTGATACGCCCCGCCCAAGATATAAATACTGTTCTGACGGAACTCCCACGACCCATAGACCGAGCCGTATGTCCCACCATTCCACCCGTAGTTCCATGCGTTGTCCAGCCCTCCCAACTGCTGCTTCATCTCGTAGAAAGGGACGTTCTGGCCTGTGGGCCGCTGCCACATCTGCAACGGCTCTAAGAGGTCAGGAGGCAGTGAAGGCGTGTCGTAGAAGAACCCTGAGGCATCCGCAAAGCCGTCATAGCCCAGCCGCGACTGAGCCGAAGGGTCGTTATACGTCGCGCTCACGGGCAACTGGATGATCGCCTCGGCATACATTGCCGACTCAACGTTGTTATCCTCCAGCCAGTTCGCCAGCCGCCCATAGCACAGGTTTAGCAGCGGCCAGGTATACGGCTTGTCGTCTGACAGTTCCTGCCCCGACAACCCACCCTGAGCATCGTTCACAAGGATGCGAGCGAAGTTCAGGATGTCGGTTGTGGTGTAGAAAACTTGAGACCCAGGAGGTCCGTCGGTAAGCGGCACTTACTTGGCCCCTGCAATCTTCATCTTCACGGCATCGAAGGCAGCCTGATTGATGACCTGGTTGCAGCCGTGGCAAATGCTGGCTGCGGGGCTTACCGCAACCGAGCAGAACGGGCAAACCGACATCTCTGCCGCCTCGCTCATCCACGGCTTCTTGATATTCAGATACCGCGCCGCACGGAGGAACTTGTCGTCGTAGACGCTCTTGCGCTCTCCCGGCTCGACAGAAGCGAAGAACTGGTCAGCCTGCGCAATCTGCTTCTGCAACTTCGGGATGAGCAGCTTCTTGGCCGCGGCGATCTCCTGCGGTGTCGGCTTGGCGTTATGTGAAACGAAGACGCCGAAGTTGGCGATGTTTTCCTCTGGGCGGTCGGTTCCCAGGATGGCTACAGCAATGTCATCTGCGACTCTTGCCCGCGCACGGAACTCCTCGCCATCGGTGAAGTGCGGATAGTTCTCTTCCATCGTTCCGGGGATGGCCTTCGGAGCACGGACGTACTCCCGACCTTCCGGGCACGCGGGGATGTACCACAGCCCGCAGGTGCCGAGATTGATGGTGTACTCGTTCGAATAGATGTTGAAGATGTGTAGCGGCTCGCCCGTCAGAGTACGGGGATCTAATCTCTCAACCGACCTGCGCCCGTGGTTAATTGAGCCTTGCTGCATTTCCATTGCAACCATGATTTCTCCTTAGTTCAGAACCTTGCCGCCCTGCTTGGGCAGTCGTGCATCCTTGTGTGCGCCGATGCGTTCCTGATCGCGCTCAAAGTCTTCAGGAGTGCGGAAAGTGTTCTTGGGTCCACTCACGCCCTGCTGAATTCTTCCCATCGCTGCTGAATCGAACATCTCCACAATCGCGTCTGCCGTCTTCTCGATGCCTTCGCGCTCCTTGGCTTGCAGGGATTCACGAATGGCAGCCGCACGCTGCTCTAATGGAAGATGGCGCGACATCTCAATTCCCTTAGCGAGCAACCGAACGTTCTCTTCTGAAGGCGTCCAATCCTGCGGGAAGTTTGTGCAGAAGAAATAAAGCCCTTCCCTTGGGTACTCGCCTACAACTGCTTCCAGCGCTTCGTTCCAGTTCGCCAGCGGGCCTGCACACTGCTGCCCTGTCAACCAGGTCTCCAGAATCCAACAGGGTTCGAGATAGACATACTCAGGGGCGATCTCACCCAGAAACCAAATCTGTTTACGCTCCGACCAAATCAGGCGGAAGTTCGGCTCACCGTAAGGATTGGTGCCGAAGATAGCGAGAATCTTTTCGATGAACTCCGGCGTTGACTTGCCGTCGCGCAGGGGAATTTTCATGTATGACCTAAAGAAAAGGGGCCGGGATTAGCGGCCCCTCAGGATTACAGGTTGGTGGGGATGGTGAGGCCGGTAAGGGCCGATTCCTGAGCCGGGTTGATGCAGAACACGTCTGCCTCAAGTGCCCAGTACTTCAGGTTGGAAGCCACGACAGAGCCATCCGTGGTCGAGATGACCGGGAAGACAGTCTGCGAGCTACCAGGAGGCGAGTAAGGCCCGAGCGCCTTGGTTGTCGCCAGTCCCCAGTTCTTCATGAGGATGGAGTCAACGCGGGTCGGGTCGCCGTGGAGCTGGGTAATCAGCTCGCGGCCCGCCATCGTGTTTGGCGTGGTCTCGGGCAGGCCATCGAAGGTCTTCAGCCCCGATCCACTCTGCGGACGGAAGATCTGCGAGATGGACGTACCAGCCGCTTCCCATGCCGCCGCCTGCTCAACACCCACAATGAACTTGAGGGAGTTCAGCAACTGCGCGTTGTTCGTGCCGATCTTGCGAATCGACAACTGCAACATTGCCCGAACCAGAACCGTAGTCAGCGCACCACCCGCTGCGATAGCAGAGATGTTGAGCTGTCCAGGGTAGGCCGAGCGGTTGAGGGTGAGGACGGTTCCGGTGTTGGCCGAGACGTGATAGTCGTAGATGCTCGAAAGCGAAGCACCCGCAACTGCGCCCGTACCGTCAGCAATCAGCAAGTCGCCAGCGGTGGGTGAGGTCAGGGTTCCGGTAAGCGTAACCTGCTTATTGTTGGCGTCCACCGCGGTGACGGTAATGGTGCCGGTCGCACGGTTCGTGCCGCCAAGTGCCGAATAGACCAATACATCCTGTCCGATGTAGAAGTTGTTCGCGTTGGCGATCGTGGCGACGTATGGACCCGAGCCGGTGAAGGCAGTGGTTACGCCGAGAACGCCGTTCGCAGAGAAGAACAGCGAATCGAGGAACTGTTTGAAGTTCTCCATCTGCTGCGCCTGCTCAAGAGCTGTGAGCGAAGCAATGGACTTCTCCTGCGAATCGGTTCCCCAATACGCTTCGGTCGTGGACTCAAGCGCCCAGACGAAGCCCTTGGTGGAGACGAAGCCGGGCACCGTGTTGATCGAACCACCACGGCCAAGCGTGCCGCCGTCGAAGTTCGCGATGCGTCCCTTGCCACCAGGGGCAACCTGGAGCGGGATGCGGAGAGAACGCTTGGACACGGGAACCGAGCCAAGCCCACCGTTCCTCATGATCTGGGTGAAGATTTTGTCCTCGCCCATGAGGAACAACTTAGGAAGATTCGAGAGAACCTTCTCTTTCTGGAGTCCAATTACATTGGACGTGTTAGAAGCAGCCATGAAGACACCTGTTGGTGTGCTTGCTGGTCACCCCTTCCGCCTAATGGCGCAGCCTGGGCACTGCTGTGTATGGACCTTGCAGCGAATCGTTTTGAATTGTGGTGCGGGTGTTACAGGGTCACGCTTGCGAGTTGCGATCTTACGTTTATCCCTCTTTCGAGGCCGGGTGACGCCTCCCCGGTATCGCTATCGACTTGGTGACGAAACTTTATGCAGGGTGGAGGGCATCGACATCCCTCCCGCTACAGACCTTGAATCTGTCCTTGGGTTGGCTTTCCGCCAATGGACCCTGCAATCTTGTTAGGCAGACGGCGCGGGGTCGGTCGGTGCCGCAGCGGGTGCGCCGGGATCGTCAGTGGTTTCCTTGTCCACTACCGCCTGAAGTGCATCGACCTCAGACTGAAAGTCTGCCGATGTACCAACCTTGGCCTGCAATGCAGCGATGACCGCCTTGATGTTGGCAATGGTGCTGTCATACTTCGCTGCTACTTCCTGAATCTTGGCGTCGAGTGCTGCGCGGTCTGCGGACATTGTTTTCTCCAGTCGGTGTGTTCTGTGTTCAAGTTTGTTGAGCTTGCTTTCGATAGCCCATAGGCCGTAGATGAACGGCACGAATGGAATCAGCCAGAGGAACATCATTTAGGCCCCCCCCCGACTTTATTTGCAGATAGCACACTGGCCTTCGATACAGCCGTGCGAGCAGATGGGCCGCACATTCTTCTTAGCCTCTCTGTGCAATTTCAGGAGTTGGTCATAGTCGGACGACAGAACATATCGACCATTGGGCGATGGGTCTTCACCACCGGCAACATCCATATCGAACCGCTCGATCTTCTCGGGGTCAAACATCACGCCCACCCGCTCGCCTTCTTGCCGTTCTTCAGAATTGCGTGGCCCTGCATCACATCGGCCACCGTGCATTTGTTGAAGTCAATCTGCGAGTAATCGGGCATCTCTTTCAGCACAACTTCGCCAGGCCCGGAAGGTTGTCTTGCTCCCGTTACGGGGTTCTTAGCAACAGGCTTTGCAGCTCCCGGTGCGATGTTTCTCAGGAAAGGCTCGATTACCTTCGCAGCGATCGGCAGAATGCGGTTGTACTGGCTCTGAACATAGGCCACAGATTTGGCAGCGTCCCCGGTGCGGTAATGCGCCTCCAGCGTTGCTTCGAAGCCCTTCACTTCGCCAAGCATCTTCATGACCTTGGCCTGCACCATCTCCTGATAACCCTTCATGGCCTCAGGATCGACCTTGCGGGTTCCGATGATGCGGTCAATCTCCGGCTGCATCTTCTCTGCCAGGAACTTCTCAGCCTGAGAAGCTACGCTGCCTTCAAAGTCTGCCCTGCGCTTCTCCTCGAACTGCTGCTCCCGCTGCTTCAACTGCTCTTCGCGCGGATCGACGCGCTTCTGTTCGAACGCTGCAGCCTTTTCCTTCAGCCCAACCAGCGCATTATGCACATCGGCAATCACTGCCTGCGCCTGCGGGTTGTCGGCAAACTTGTGATATGCCGCGGCTAGTGAATCAAGCGACAGGCCAGCACTCGCCAGCGTGTTTACGGCAACGTTGTTCGCGTAGTACTGATATTGCTCGGGTGCCCGCTGCGCAAATTCGTTGATAACGTGCGGCGCGGTCTTCAGGAACGCTTCGGGGTTGCCCTCGGCTAGTCCTTTGACGAACTCAGGCTTACCATCTGAGAAATCCTTGTCGATCTGCTGCCACTCTTCGCGCTCTGCGGTAATGCTCTGGATACCGTCAGGCCCGCCAATCTCCTCAATCAGGTTCTTGGCTGCTACGGCATCGGCTGGCTTGGGGAAGGCTGCGCGGTACTCCTGATCGCTCCAGTAAAGCCCCTTGATTGCCTTAGCCGCCTCGGGGTTCGTGGCCTTGATACCTGCAATGGCCTTCTTGAGACCGTCCGGCATCTTACGGCCATCGGCTACGACTGGAGGCGCGTTGGGGTCTTCTGGCTCATCCGGCGTGTCTAGGTCGTCTTCTGCAGGCTCTTCGCCTTCGGGCTGCTCTTCGCCTAACTCTGTTACTTCATCGGGCTGCTCGAGCGCACTCGAGTCACTCGAGTCAACCTCATCGGGCGTCTCAAGCTCGGGACTTTCGAGGATTGCTGTCTCTTCTGCCATCTAAACTCCTGCGGGCGCGTTCTGCGCCGCGTCTTGTATCGCCGCCTGCTGAACATCCTCGGGCGTCAACTGAATGCCCGCCTTCGCCGCGGCCTGAACTTTTCCACCCGGAGGCAGCGAGTCGTAAGGAATCGCCACCTTCGGTAAATCCGGCGGAAGTGGAGGCTGGTTGGCCTGGGCCTTCGCCGCCTGTGCAGCTTCCATGCCCTGCTTGTACTCAAGGCCGTAGAGCCGCACATTCTCAAACCACATCGGGTTCGATACCTTGGCTTCCTGCCCTACTGCGGACTGAACCCAATGCTTCACTGTCTTCCAGCCGACTTCATAATCCTGATCTTCCAGGTAGTCAGGATCTAGCTGAATGCTGCTCACTAACTGCGGCTGCATCGGTGGAGCTCCGGGCGCGGGCAGTGCCTGCTGTGGCATCTGGTTTGGGTCGGGCTGCGGTGCCTCGTGCTCCATCTGCGCAATATCCGCAAGCACATTGTTCCGCATATCCTCGCCGGGGATCACCAACTCCTCAAGCCCGATAAGCTGCTTGAGCATGTAAAGGTTGTCCGGCTCTTCCTGCAACACCCAATCCGCAACCTCGCCGCCCATCTGCAGCAGGTTCATTACCTTGTTGCTCTTCTCCGTCCAGGTCTCGGGGAAGTTCTCGTCTGACTCATTGGTGAACGACAGCCCAACCAGGTCGGCAGGCGAAAGCTTTACTGCTTCTGGCTTGCCGCCCTTGCGCTGTGCCGGTAGTGTCGTCTTGATCTCGTCTGGGCGATTCGAAGCCATCCTGACCGCCCGCGTCATCTCTCGCGCAAACCATGCGGTGTACGGCTTCCATACAATCGCCATCTGCCCCAGTGCCATGCTGCGGGCCTGTGCATAGCCACTGGCTGTCTTCTGGTCTTGCATCTCAGCACCGAACAATGCTGGCTGCTGCCCGGATACAAACTGCGCCTCTGGACCGCGGAGGTTCTCCGCGTAGTTGAATAGTTGCTGCGGAGGATTGACCGGAACCGTCTGGTAGAACAGCGACTCCAATGGCTGCCCTGCTACTCCGGTAGCCTTCCTGCTCTGCCCCGGCTGTTCGCGTGACTTGTTCAGTCCGTCAATGTCGCTGCGCTTGTCGAAGTACGTTGTCGGGATGCCGTGATCGAATTGCTCTTCAATCAGGTTCTTGCTTGTGTTGTAGGCATCCTGCAGCGGCATCGTGGTTGCGCCGATGCTCGGACGGCTCATGCCATCGCCCGGCAGTGCGTGGATTACGTCCAGCTCTGCGTCAATCTCGCACGGATAGCTCTCAAGGTAGATGTCACCAGAACGAATCAGGCAAAGGCCCGTCGGAAACATTTGCTCAAGCTCTACCCTGTCTGCCTCCTGAAAGTGCTCATAGAACTCAGGCCGCATGTAGCTCCACGTCTTTGTGGCTAGCCCATAGTTATCCTCGCCCGTCGTCGCGTCCAGGCTCGTATCCGTCCCCGCCTGCCGCTTGACTGCCAGCCGTGCGTTGCGCTCGTAGCTGTCGCCGTTGCCGCTGGAAATCTTCTTGCGAATCTCTTCGCCCTTGCTGTTCTGCTTGTCTCCCACGTCGCGCTTCATCTGCACGATGGGGTACTCGTCTTCCAACTCGATCAGCGGGCAATTCTTCAGCGGAACTTCAATGTCATCCTTCGCCGTAATCGGTACGCGAGACTCAAGCACGCCCCAGAACTCGGTAATCTCTTTGCCGTCCCGCTGCGAGGTGCGCGTGACTATCCGGCCATCCGTCCACATCAGCCGCGCAGCCTCTAGCTGCTGGGTAGGCGTGTCGTTGAACTTGCGATACACTCGCTCGTAGGTCTGCGCCTTCGCCGTATTCCTTATGCTGGTCGAGTTGAACGGATCATCAGCCTCAGCCCTAACCTTCGGACGTGCGCCCATGAAGGTGGATTGGAATATCTTGCCGTAGCCCTGGAAGATGTTGAACGTGCGATCGTACGGCGAGTCATCATCCGACTCAAACACCACGTTCTCGGTATCTTCCGACCAATAGAACTGCTGAATGCCGCGATAGTAAAGCCTCTGGTCGCGTGCGTTCTGCACTTCGGCCATGCGGTTGGCTTTACCCTTGGCGTTGTGCTCGCGGATCTTGGACAACACCGCACGCTGAAGGTCCTCGTCGCCGTCGAGGGATGGCGGGCCGGTCTGCTCTTCCTCTTGTGGCTGCTCTACGGCTTCTTCGTTCACTTGCCCGTAAGCCTCTTGACCAGTCCACCCTTGACCGGCATAGCCTCAGGCTTCTTGAACTTCTTGATGAAGCCCTGCTTTTGGATGCCAGCCGTGGGAAGCTTAGGCATGGCGTCTGCCGTGTCCATCTTTGCCGCGAAGAGTTTAGCCATTCTCAATGCTCCTGAACTGCTCAATCTGCTTGCGCTTGGTGCGGGCTGCTGCCTCAAGCTCTTTGCGGCGCTGATTCCACGGGGCGCGGCGGGGCTTGCCGGTTACGTTGAAGTCGGGGACGCTCCCCCTACCTATGTCGCCAGCGTCCTTAGTGTCGAAAGGCATTCCGCCCGACAGCTTCACCAGCTGCCAGTTATCCATGCTGAGCGTTTCGCTGCCGTCCTTCGCCACCCATACCGCTTCACGCTCACGCGGGTAAAACGCGACCAATGCGCCGCCAGCCGCCATGCCAATCAGAAAGACGACAAAATACATCTCAAAGAATTCAATCACCGTCGCCGCCTCCCGCTCACCTGAAACTCTGGGCCATTCTGCTGCGCCCTGAATGTAATCTCCGCCATGTACGCCGCCTGGTAATCCTGCTTCTCAATCCGTGCGTGCTGCGCTTCGCCGTGAATTACCTTGTCAGGCTTGCGACCAGAGCCAAGCATCGACTGCAGCCCGTACCGCAGATCATCAGCCACGTCCATTGCCAGTACAGCCATGCCTTTGTCCGTCTTTACAACGTCGTCCAAATCCTTGACGTTGCGCATCAGCACCGGAATGGTCTCTAGCGCCTCTGGACACTCCGAAGAGATGATCCAGACCGTATCGCCAGCCTCGGCTTCCATCTCTGCCGTACGACTCTCAGGCGGTGTTGCCCAGATGCGTGTGTTATTTAGTAGCTCGTACATCAACTGCCAGCCCGGTTTGCGGCTGTTGTCTGCCTGCTCGGGGTGTGGCATACCGTACTTCGCCAGTTCCCTGCCAATGATGATCGGAACCGTATCTTCCGAATCGCGCTCACCAAACTGCTCAGGCGAGAATGGATAGCGGCTCAATCTCTCCCGCTCATGCTGTGGTGTCTTCTGAATCAGCGCCGCGGCTACTTGAGAGCTGGTTTGCTCGTTCACAATCAGGCGGCGGTAAGTCGTTACGACATTCAACGCTCGCGGTACATCCCAGCCCAGCCACTTCTTTACCTCGCTCGGACTCAGTAAGGACTTGCCATGCCAGTGCGTCGAGCAGAAGTGCGACTTGCCCCAGTCCGTAGACAGCCAGCGCGAATCCCACGCCCGAATGATGCCTTCGGCTACTTCGGCTGACTTTAGTGTTGCTTTGTAATCAAAGACTCGGCCAAAGTAAGCGCCTTCAAGGCTCTCCCAAGAGCCGAGTAAGTCTCTCGCACGAGTGGCGTCATCGAGGGCGTTGAGCTTTCTTCCGTATGCCGATCGTGTTGTGAAGTAGTCGAATCTCTGCTGGTCTGTCCACGCATAGTAATCATCCTCAGTCAGCCCGTCCGCTTCTAACTCGCTGCGTGACCACTCAACGTTGTCTTGCGGAAACACATGCAGGAACGTGTAATCGTTCGGATCTTCGTTCTCGTTGAATCTCTTCTGCGGGCCAAACCGGTTACGTAAGTCCTGAATTCCGATCCCGCCCATATTGAAGAGCAGAATTGTCTTGGCGATAGCCCCCCTGCAGCGGTTGGCTAGCATGATTTCCTGCAGTTCTTCCCACGTGAACTGCTCGGCCTGGTCAACGATGATGCGGCGGTAATTCGCCGACCGGAAGCGGCGCTTTACATCTTCCAGCGATTCGGCATAGCTAAAGTCAAGCTGCGATAACTTGCCGCCAACCGGGATGACCAGCTTGGACTCTGATTTGTTGTAATACTCTTCGAGGGCTGGCCACTCCCTCGTTATTGGTTCAATGTGATACTTGCGAACCTGATCGTAGTTCCGCATCACAATGCAGTCCACGAATCCAGGCTCTTCCAGCATCGAAGCTATTTCGATTCGATCTGCACCGCCAGACTTAGCAGCTCCGCGCCCACCGCCTACGCCTATAACCGTGGCGCGATGGTATTTGATGAGGTCTTCTAACTCTCCCTGCCTCATCTGCAGGTGGATGTTGTACAAAGCTTACTTGTCCTTCGCGCCTGCGCGGGTCACAACAAACTGGACCGGGCCTTCACCATCTGCGCCGGTATGCGCGATCTTGTCTGAATACTCAGGCTTGAACCGAACTAACATGCGAGCCAACAGCCCATCGCTATACTCGCGGATCGTGCCCACCTGCATTCCCTGCTGGAATACCGGCTTATCAATTCCGTGATACGCCCGCCGGAAGGCTTCAGCCTCCAGCATGTCGCCGTAATCAGCTATTCTCGCGTCCCATGCAGCCTTGAAATCAGGATCGTCCCGCCGCCATAAGTACACGGAATTCTTAGAGATGCCAGAATCTTCCGCCGCCTGCTTCACGTTTCCGCAAGCTTCTAGCGCGTCCAGAAACTTTTTAGCCACCTCAGGAGTCCTAATGGTCACCATGAACCGACCCTCTCCATCTCGCTCCATCTAGCGCAAACTCCTCTTCAATTCCAGCCGTGCCTTAGCCTGCCTTAGCTGATCTTCGGCTTCGCTGATCTTCTCCAGCGCAATCTTGAACTGAATCCGAGCCGCATCGCACTTTTCAAAAGCCTGCCGGTATTCGTATTCAAACGTGCCGATGGGGGTTTCAAGAAAGCCGTCCCAGCTCATGCCCGTCCCAATGTCTGTATTTGCCCCATGCGAGCCGCGTAAATGTCTAAGCAGGCTTGGATCGCTGTGGAGTTGTTCGCTTCTCGCCAAGCATTGCATAGTTCGTCGAATGTATCGCGGGCATAGATCGCGGTCTTGGTGCGCAGTGTCCAGCCCCAGCCGGGTACGAATTCGATGCGAGCCTTCGCCATTGAACCCTCCCCGAAAATAAATCTCATTTCCCCCTTGACAAACTACTGTTGTTGATCTAATCTGTATTTGTAAGCAAGGAGGCAACACAATGACTGCATACGTAGTAGTAAAAGAAGATGGATCGGGAGTCATCGTAAAGGCTGTATCCAAGAAGCAGGCTATGGCCAAGGTTGCGAATGCGGTAGATTGCTGGAAAGACTAATGACTTTTACGGAGGCAACACAAATGAATCATGGCCTGATCACTCCCCGCGACTGGAAAGCATATGGAAGTGGATACCGCAACCGCCCCAACCCGAACCAAGAGTTCACTTGGCTTTGGGCTAACCTGATTGCCCACCAAGGCACGACAAACCAAGACCGTCTCGAATCCTTCCATGCATTCATGGAGGGCTTCAATGCTTAGCCCCGATCGAATCCGCGAGATAGCGCGAGACTGCGAAGCGCAGCCAGTAATAACTGGATTGCAGAATGCGGCGGATTTGCGAGCCCTTGCCGATGAACTTGAAATGAATCAGCGGCCCCAGTGTGATGCCGAGCGAAGGATCAAGAAATGACCGACCATAATAACCACCGCATGATTTGCCCCTGCTTCAACTTCAATTGCGGGCATGGATGCCATTCGTGCCTATGTGATGCAGCCGCCCAGCTACGAGAGGAGCCAGCCGCTCCAGAAGATGATCCCTGCAAGATGACTGACTCCCAATATGAGGAGTATCTGTATGGGCCTAACCGTGCGAAATGGCCAACTAGCGCGGAGGATGCCAAATGACCGACCACGAAACGATCAACTTTACATATCTCGCCCAAATCCAATCTCTAAATTCCGCTCTAACTGTCGCGCTAAACCGTATCAAGGAATTAGAGACTAACTACCAGACCCTATTGGACGATGCAGTGGAAATGCGGACCAAAGACCGCGACAAGAGGTTGAAATGACTGACCACGATCAAATCCGCGAATGGCTCCGCTCTCTCGATAAAGGGGAGCGGAAAGTCGTTAAATCAGTTGTTGCCGCGTGGGACAACCAAAAGCGTAAGACTCGTGCCGGTGGGCGTCCTAAAGTCCTGCATACCTGCCCGAAGTGTGGAGGCCAGTTTGGAGCTCGTGATGTTGCTGCTGCCTGCCCGAAACACGAGGCTAGGCGCTAATCCTTACTGCGATTCGAGGCAGCGTTATAGCCTTCCTTCCACGCTTCCATGCGCGTAATCGCTTGGCCGTGGCTGTCCAGCTTCACATCATGCCCGTCCAGGCGCTTGCCGTGCTCCTTCACTTCCCATGAGAACTGGCCTGCAATGTAGATCGCAGTGCATACAGCCACTATGGTTGGACCCCATGCGCTCCAGTTCAACCTATTTGCCTGCCGCCGCTGGAGTGTCATCAGCCGACAAAGCATTCAGGAAGGCCACAATTGCGTTATTGGCGTTTGTCAGCTTCTCAGTTGAGGCGTTCGGAAAGTAAGCAGCTACCAATGGCCCCATCTCTTTCAGCACAGCCGCAGCCTTTTGCTCGCCATTACCCGCACTCTGGCCTGCTGCTACCGCTATAGCCTCAATGGTGATTGCCTTGGTGATCCAGGATTCAGCTAGGGTTACAAGAATGGCCGGCGCCCCAAAAGCTACCGCAACAGATCCAGCCGTCTGCACGACAACCTGACCCTTTGGGCTTGCGAGCCACTTGAACACGCCGCCGATATCTTTTCCAACCGTGCCAAGAAAGCTCATGGGAATCTCCTTATTTGACTTCGGGGGGAGCGGGGTCACCAGATACGCTGGCTTGCTCTGTCTTTGTGCTGCCATCCGATTCTTGCGTGCTGCGTGAGGCGTCGGAGGAACCTCGAAAGGCCATCATGGCACCGGCCACAATGATTCCGCCCAATCCAGCCAGGCCCTTTTCAATGTCATGATCTGCACTTGGATAATGAGCAATCACCAGAAAGCTCACGATCGCCAGGCCACTGCCCAGGATGAAGAGGAACATGACCATGAGGTTGTGATTGATCTTGTTCAGCGCAGTAATCAGCTTGTCAAGCATCACCGATAGCCCCTCGCTCTCCACCAGAAACAGATAATCACCGCGCCGAAATAAGCCAGTTCAAGCTTCATAAATTGCGCGTGGGTTTGACTCCGCCTGCGGCTAGGAGCCTCGGATGCGTCCCCCGAAGTTTATGCGGCAAATGCCCAAGAGTTGATGATTGCCACAGCGTACGGCTTGCCTTCTACAAAGGCATCCATCGTGCGAACGTTCGGCTTCAGGCTGGGCGCTGGCCGGTACATCTCAGACTCAAGGCGCTTCATGATGAGCACTGTCCGCTTCTTATTGAACTCTGCGCATCCGTCAGTTTCGAGTTCAAGAGCTTTTGCTGGAGGGATGCTGTACATTGCCTGTTTGCGTCGATCCTGCCCACGGGAATATACCGGAATCCATCGCTCCATTAAAGACACCTCTCCCCTTGGGCCATACATTCAGCTTTTGGCGGGCAGCTTACCCGTGATTCAAAAATTGCCGCTGGTCCAGCGACGGACAACAGCGGCAATGAAGAAGGAATTACGTTGTTGAGTTTGACACTGCTTAATTAACTGCACAAGAACTGATGCATACACCTTCATGAAGTTCTCGCTCTGCCCTCTTCTCGCGCCTGCGATACTCGCGCAGAATCAGCTCCTCCATGAATGACCCGATATGGCCGCTCCCCACCATTTGTCGGAGCTTGGTATGCGCCTCTTCCTGGATGATGTAGTTCAGGTGATACACGGGGCCGGTGAACTTACGCTTGGGGCTACTCTTCACGCTGCCTCCTTGGGCCACTTATCGCTCTTCACGCCTTCACGCTTGGCATCAGCCTTAGCTTGGTCGTGGTGATCTTTGCAGTAACCGCGTGAGCCTACGGTGTACCAAGCTACTCGGGGGCAAAGGTGGCAGGTCATGGCTGCACCCACTTATGAATGAACCAGCCGATAAGCAGAGCTAGAGCTGGGGAGATTGCGGCTGTAAGGAACAAATTCGACCAGTCAATCTTCCTGTCCTTAGCGAAATCCTGATAGGCATAGCGCCCGATGAGGACGTTAATTCCCCACATCACAAGGAAGGTGATGGGCCGAAGGTTGAAGTATGGGGCAGCGAACCAATTCCATAGCTTCTGCGTTACGAAAGCAGACCATAGGCTGAAAGGGATACCGACCAAGACTAGGCCCGCATATACAAATGGAGCCGCCACAATCATCGTTGCCACTTCTCCCGCTGAATATTTCTTATCGCTCATGCTGCCCTCCGCTTTACCCAGCCCTTGCGTGCTCGCTCACTGTTAGCTGCCCTCACACTCTCAACCTGCTCGCGTAATGCGTCACGCTCTGCCTCTAAACGCTTGATCTCGGCTATGTGTAACTGGCAGGCTTGGGTTAGGCTGTCAGTGCCGTTGCCCTCTTTGATGGTGCGATCAGCTCGTTCTTGGGCTAACTCTTCGCGTAGGACCTTGGCTTGCTTCTGCCAAGACCTTGAGTCAAACCACATGTAAAGTCCTGCCGCCGATAGGATTATTTGAACCAGATAAATGCTCACTGTTTGCCTCCTGTCACTGCCATTACTGCCTCATCAGCTAACCATTCGCAATTCTCAATCCCATGCTCTATGCAGAAGCGGCTTCCGATGGACTCTAGATATGCCGATGCGAGGCGCTGGCTATCTGTCACCTTCAGCGGCGGAATGAGTAGTCTTTCAGCGTCGTCAATCTTCATTTCCCCTCCAAGAACTCAATCACTTCCGTTAGCGTCGTTGCTTTGATATGCCGGTGGCCCAACTTCACAACCTTGTCGGCGAATGCTGCCTGCTTCTCTGCCCGTTCCTTCTGTGTCTTGCAACCTTCGGCCTTGATCTCAATCCAGTGGGGGACCGCTCGAATCACCAGAAAGTCCGGCGTTCCAGTCGGGCACAGATGCATGAAGCCCCCGCGAACTTTCACTATTCCGCTCTGAAGGCGCAGGAAGTGCTCCCCTGTCATCTCCAGATAGTCTCGGATCTCGCCCTTGATAATCCCTTCCGGTGTTGGCATCCCTCGCATCCTCCTCGTTCTCTAGCCGCCGATCCTTACAGAACAGGCATTCCGGTCTGCCGCAATCATTGAATCGCCTCATGCGGTTACCTTCCTGGGGCATGGCTTTGGGTTGTGCTCCTCAACCAAATGGCATCGCAGGCATTTCGTTTTTACGTTCGGCAAAGTGTCCGATCCTCCTCTGCTCCGCGGGATGATGTGCGCCATATGGCCTTGCACGAGGTAGAAGCCCTGCCACAGCACGCCAGCGCCGCATTCCACGCAGGTATAGCCATCACGCTCGAAGCAGGCCCGACGCAGGGCTGTGAGAGCTTTGCCTTTGAGACGGATTGGCTTCACAGTCCAGCCCTCACATCGCTTGCCAGTTGGCAGAGCAGCATCACAGCCTCTTGGTGTGGGCCGGGTACCATGTTTCCGTGCGCATCAGGAACGCGGTCATACCAGATCGACCGCTCGCGCATCAGGTACCACGCGGCATTACGCAGGATTTCGTCGGGCATCTTCATCGGCTCACTCCCAAAAGCAACCTTCTCGATGCATCGTCCTTGCACGCCTCCAGGCGATCCGCTTGGGTGCGTGTAAGGTGTTTGCGTTGCGCGAAGGTCAGCTTGTACCGCTCCGCGTAAGCGTCTCGCCACTGCTGGCGCTTGCGTCCACCGGGCCTCATGCTGCTGCCCTCGCCTTCTCACGCGCCCGCTCCCAGCATGGGCAGGAATCGTTGGTCTCGTAATGGCTGTGGCGTTGTTCGTCAATCGCCTTGATAAGTGAAGCCGCTGCGAACGGGCTTAGGTTCGCTGCCTCACGTCTTAGCCTCAGCATCTCTACCGCGTCTGCACAGACCATTAGCGTCTCTCCTCAAAACGTAGATTTGTGGTGTTGTAAGTCACTTGAATGGAACCGATGCCGCCATTGCGCTGCTTGGTGATCAGAATTTCGTCTTCCTCGGTGAACTTTCCGGTCTGCGTGTCCACTGGTCGGTAAGGCATGAGAATCACATCAGCGTGCGCCTCAAGGTCTCCCGACTCTTTCAAGTCCTGCATCGTTGGCCTGGCGTTCAAATCTCCCTTGCGTGAAAGCTGAGAGAGCGCAATAACGCAGCAGTCATGCTTCTTCGCGAGCTGTTTTAGCCGCTTGGCTATGTCGCCGATCTGGTGGCGCAGTTCCCTGCCCTCGCCGCGAATGAGTTGGATGTAATCCACTCCCACCACTCGCGTACCATCACGCATCGCACTCAGTCGGCTCTTGGCAATGACTGCCTCAATCCCCACATCGCTGTCATCGTCCAGCACCAAAGGCCACTTGGAAATCTTCATTGCTGCCTGCATCAGGCGGTCACGATCTGCCGGGGTTAGGAGGTGAGGCTGTCTCAGCTTCCATGCCGGAACATTGCCCAGCGCAGCGGCGTGCAACAGTACCCACTCCTCTTTCGGCATCTCGCATGTATGCGTATAAACCGACTCGCCCGCATGAACTGCTCCCGACTCTAGCTGGCGAAGCAACGATGACTTACCGCGTGAAGGATTAGCACCCACGATCCAAAGTTCTTTCGTCCGCATTCCTCCGTTGGTCATCTCGTCCAACAGCCTCATGCCGGTGGGTATCAGGCGGCTGTCTGCCGTCTCCAGCGATTGCAGCGCAGGGCCGATGATGTCTCCGGCCCGCACGCCGCTGTTCTTGCGCTCACCCGTCAACACTCGCGTTAGGTCGTCGCATACCTCCTGCGCTCGCTCTGAGGGGTCGTGGAACCTTCGCAGGGCTTCCTCTGCTGCCGCCGCCCCACGACGCGCCAGAGAGCGTTCCTGCAAGCGTGAGACGTACTCCTGGGTGTTCGGTCTGCGCGGTACGCCCTCCACAAGCTGCATCAGGTAGCCAACGCCGCCAATCGCGTCCAGCTCATGCCGCTGCTTCAACTCGTCGGCTAGTATCCGCGTGTCTACGTCGATCCCCTTGCCATGCAGCCCAACCAACGCAGTGAAGATCCGGCGATGGCTGTCCAGCGCGAAGTCCCCCGCGTCCAGACGCGATACGCCTTCACATGAAGAGATTCCGTCAGCGATCATTGCGCCGAGCAGTGTTACTTCCATCTCCACCGCCTCAATCGGAGCGTCAACCGGCGTTCTTGAGTTCACGGTCTACCTCCTCCTGAGCCTTGCGGTTGCGCTCGCGTATCTCGTCCAGTGCGGTGGTCGGTGTCGTCACGATCTGCGGCTTGGAACCGCCCATTGGCTGCCCGAACCGGTCAATGGGGCCGTTGGCGTAGTCGGTGATTCTCGCCAGCCAGACGCGGGGCCGCTCTGCGTGGTTCACTTCGCTCTTGTGCCAGTTGTTCAGGAAGCGTCTGAGGGTTGCCACGTCTAGCGAAGGGCTTGCCTGCAACAGGCTGGAGAGCTGCGCCGCCTCGCTTACGTCCCAAGGCATCTCAACGCCGGGGTTCTTGTGCGCCCACGCCTTGCCGAGTTGATCCCTGAACGGGGTATGCCTCGGGTCAGGTTCACCCTTCGCCACTCGCTTGCGAGAAGGTATTCTCTGCTCTGCTCTGCTCTGCTCTGCTATATAGCACTTGCTAGCACTTGCCGACACTTGCTCAGCACTTGCTGGCACTTGCTGGGCATCTGCTTGATTCTGTTCAGCACTTGCTGACGCTAGCCGAGCAATTGCTGCATCTTTCGCTGCTTTAGCACGCTTCACCCGCAAAGAGTCGAGGTCGGTTCTCATGGAGTCCATCTTGGCGTTGACCAGGCCGCCTTCAGTGACCTCCCAGCAGCCCGCCATCTCAGGCCAGAACTTCGAGAATTCCTCAGTCGTGCAGCCGCAGATGTCTGCAAGCTCTGCATGATCCAAAGGAAGGATTCCTTCAGCCCAAAACTCGTCTAGCAGCTCGCGGTACAGTCCCTTCGCCTGCCAGCTCATGCGCTGGACGCGCCGGTTTGCCCGGTAGTCTCTCCACTGCCATTTGTAGTAAGGGAGCGGCTCCACTCAGTCGCCCTCCAGATCCGGCAGGGCCATTTCCTCTTCAGTCAAAGGCTCAAGAGGCCATACAAAATCAATTGGCGGAGGTATGAGGTAGGCAGTCTGCATCTGAGCGCGGCACGATTGTGCGGTACTCAGAAACACTAAGTCTGCTAGGTTACGAAGTCAAGAACATTCTTGCTTTTTTCGCTAATTCTTATTTACTTCGCGTCTTCGGGCGTCCAATAAGCTCATCCCTTAGAATCAGGAGACCTTTTTTGACGTGGTAATTGATGCTGTCATTAAGCAGGCCGCGAGCCTTTTTAGGGACTGCGGCCTGATACCCGCCCTTCATGATTTCGCCTATGATTTCCGTCTTAGTCAGCTTGAAATCTCCGACTAGATCCAGGCACTTAATGATCGCGTCCCACGGGGCATTAGCGTTGCTATAGATCAAGTCCGTATCTAATTCCATCGAAGCCAGGGTGCTTTCGAGAGACTTCTTTTCCTTCATCAGGGCGGGGTTTCGCCTTTCGAGTTCTTCATCGACCTCCTGCAGCCTGCGCCGCATAAGCTCGTACGTGGTTTTAGGAAACTTAGGCATTTGTAATTCCTGATATTACAACAAGTAACGCAGATTTATGGGGTACATGAAAATTAATCAATACTGGATAGTGAAAAGGTTCTCGGCCCTCAGAACAAGGTCGCAATAGAACTTCAGGGCGCGGAGTGCGGCTGCGTGATGGTTTCCGAATAGACGGCACAACACCGCCTCCGGGATGGCCAGGATCGTAAAGAGAAGTTGACCGGCTAGAAGCCACCAGACAACAGCAGCATCGGCTGTAGAGATACGCCCTTCAGCGCGGCGGGCCTGCACAATGCGAAGGTCGTAACGGGACAGCCTGATTCGATTGAATGACCCGCGTATACCTTCGCTCACTGCCCAAAATCTTGACCGGTCGTCTACTTCTCCTTCCGTAGCGAAATCACATAAATCTTCATATTTATCGGCGGGGCGGCGATTGATTAGATCGTCGGAGTTTTCAATGGCACCATGCCAAGGCATTAGATTCAAGAGCAATACAGCAATTAAACCGACAAGAAGGTTCCTCATCGTTCAGTCCTTAACTTTCTCTGCCCAAGACTGAGCGTCGTTAGCAGCTTTGAAAAATTACCATCCAGGGTTTCCGCGTCAAACTCGTCCAGGGCGCGGTCGTGATATTTAAGCGGTCTTACCAGCAGGCAAGACCAGGAGACATAGAGCACAATCGAACAAAATGTATCAATGAACATGCCTGAAACTTTTACATTCCTTGTTTGTGAGGCATACAGCTTCGCTACCAGTAGATCCGTACAGACGCGCACAAAGAGACAGCAGGCTACGCTGGCCCCTCGCGGTTCCCATCCCATATTGAACAGCTTGATTGAGCCGAGCAGTGCTATCCCGAACATGGCCCAGCCGATGCTTACAGCCTGATTGATAAGCACGATCGATTGCTTGAATTGCGTCATCGGGGTGATATATGCCTGATGGCAGTACCAGACTGAGGCAAGAACGATTGTCCCGCCGAAAACAGCCACGAACAGGTGCAACTTTCGGGGGAGGAAGTCGAGGCCGGGGAACGATCTCAGGATGTCTACGATCATCCACAGCCGCAGTAGCGACAGAACGCCTTGACTGATCCAGTAGGTAAGCGTCGAGGCCCGATGGTGGCTTGAAGGGTATAGCCACACCATCAGCACGATATTGCGGGAAAACTCCACCAGAACATAGAAGCAGCACGAAGGCCATTGCGCCCAAAGCTTTGGCTTACGGACAACCAAAACGAGCGCAATGGCGATCACGCCGACCTCAATCCATGAGAGCGAGGTCAACCAGCGGTTAGAAAGCACAATTCCCCCTTAACGGAGGGCCCTAATTGACGCCGCCAGGCGTGCAGGGGTCGTCCGGATTGCAAAGCGGGACCGGGATTGCTTCTTGAGCCTGTGAGGTTGTGGGCGGGGGAACGGCGGGCTTGGCAGCGGCAACGCAGCTCAGACCCAAAACCACGGCGAGGGCAACGATCAGCGAGTTTTTCAAGGGAAGGCTCCGGGCGCAGTAGCGCCATAGAACCATTATCCTCCCTCGCCGTTAGCACGTCCTGTCTCACAGAACCCAAACAGTACACCCCTGACCAACGACAGGCAAGCGGAAAGTTGCCTGAAAAAGAAGAATCTTTCATTTGCATCACTATCCGTGCATTTTTAACTAATCGTAATTTTTTCACGAATGTTCTTGACACGTTTGTGCCACATGCCCCATAGTTGTTTTGCGATGAAAACGACGGAGCAAAACATGACACAAGAACAGGCGCAGGAACTAGCAATCACGACTTGGGGAGCCACTGCAATCGCTGAAATTCATACCTTTGCCGATGGCATTCCTCACTGCTTTGTCTCACGCACGAAATATGGTCTGTCGGCTCCGTATGGTCACGGCGATACGTGGGAGCAGGCCTTCTATAACTCTCAGTTTGGGTATTCGACACGAGCGGTTCACGAGGAAGGCAACCAACTCTGCCACTTCGATGGCTTCACGGGAAACCGTTCGCAGTGGCCTAACGATTGGGCTGTAGCCGCTTCGGCGGTGGCAGCGTGAAGACACCTATCTATGACGGACACATATCAGCAAGGCTCTCAGAGGAAGAAGTTGCCGTTCTGAAGGCGATTGCAGGCCATATCAAGAAATTCGGCAACTCCCCCAGCTATGACGAAATCGCTCGGTACGTGGAGCGCAGCAAATCCACAGCCAAGCGCACGATTGACCGGCTGATCCGTAAGGGCATCCTGGCCACCACCATCAACGTACACCGCAGCCTCACCATCACCGAACTGGGCAAACGTGCAGCACGGAGGCGCAAATGAGCCGTTCCGCCTGCTTCCTCCTCGTCCTGATTCTGATGTTGGCCCTGGCAGACTTTGCAGCGCCCATCGCACACGCCTTCAACCATCTTTCAACCCTACTAGCGAGGTAACGCCAATGAACACCATCGAATCTCAACTCGCGGCGCTGATCGACGCCGAAGACATCCTCAACCGGGCACAAACCTTACTTTCAATCGGGCCAATGTTCCCCTACGTCAATGTGAAGCACGCCAAGGCATACATCAACCAGCAGATTGCCGACTACTTCAAGGAAGAGGTGGCGGCATGAACGTCCCCGCCAGCATAACGCCGTACAGCATCGACTGCCCGAAGTGTGGTCGTCACTACGAGTCAACACCGGACGACGACCTAAGCGACGTAACCGAGGCGCTCGAAGTCACTGGCTACTGCTGCGACATCTGCGAGCAGGCCGACGTAACCAACTAACTCGCAGCTCATTGTTGAAAGGGTAACGCCATGAACGTTCCAGCCAGCATCACGCCGTATAGCTCGCGCCGCACGTCGATCTTTGACGCGAACAACCGCCACATTGCCTACACGCTAGGCTCCAACGAGCAGTCAGAGGCTACCGCCGCTCTGATGGCTGATTGCGTGAACTTCGTCACCGAGGCCGAATCCCTGGCTCAGACCGATGTGCGCGTAGCAGCGGCATACAAGGAGCTGCGTGAGGCGGTAGAGGCAACGCGGGCCGAGTTTAGCGAAAGTGAGGCAGCGGCATGAAGACCTTCCAGATGAAACATCGCTTCGTGAAGGCCGACCAGCTCACGCGAGAAGCAGCGGAGGCTTATCTGTGGAATGGGGTTCCCCTCCCTGATGGCATCCGGCTAGCTAGCGCAAACCATCATCCCGGCAGTAGGACAATCAGCCAATTCTGGGCAAGAACAGAAGAGGGCCTGAAGGTCGAGATAGGGGACTGGTTCGTGGAATATCCCGATGGCTCTATGGAAGTTTTCAACGACAGCCAATTTCACTCTCAGTTCGAGGCAGCCGCATGATCGACACCATGCTCCACTCCCTGGACCTCATCCACGAAGTAACGCTGGTGGATGCCATTTACCCCAACACGATAGCCGATCAGCCACCTTACACCGGCATCAAGCTACCGGCGGGGAACCGCAATGTTTCAGTGCTGGAAGACGTGGATGACTGGTGCCTTGGCTGTGACCAATTGGATTGCATTTGCGATAGAGATTTGGACTGTGGGTACTAGGAGGAAGTGATGAGCTACGACATCGGAGAAAGCAACGCTAGGATCAACGACTTCATGCGCAACACCCCTGATAACTACGGAGGCTCTCCCGCGAAGTATTGCAGCGAATGCGAGCAGGAGATGTGCCGTTGCTGTGACCGCTGCCCTGCTTGCGATGGATGCGATGCGACGGAGGCCGCATGACCACATATTCAAAGAATGGCTACTGGATTTGCGTTTGCGGTGTTGTCGCCATGCCTCTTACAGACGACACGAAATGCGACTGCAAAGACATCTACGGGCAGGAATGGAATTTCGTGGAAGTGGCGAAGGCTGCATCCACCTCCAAAGCGGAGGGCAAATGCTAACCGCCGCCTACACCACCCCACGCCACACGCACACCTTTGATACCCATTACGGCTTTATGCCTGCTGATGGGTTTGTACCTGCCATCATCTTTTGCGTATGCGGAACCTTTCGGTCGATTGGAGATGGAGATGCGGATGGCGTGTGCGATCCGAATGTAACGGAGGTGCTTCAGTGACCGATAGATTCTTCTCTGCCCTTGGCTACCTCTGTGCTTTAGCTCTGCTGCTGGTTATCTTCGTGGGGGTGTGGCTGTGAGTGAGTGTGAAAAGAGATGGGTGCCAAGCGAATACCTCGTCCAAATTAGGCATCGGGTGCCTAAGCGCAACAGCCCTTATTCGGTTGCCGATCTTGGCCTTGAGTCCAGTTTTGATACGTGGGAAGAAGCAAAGGATTACCTCGTAGCTCGATGCCAAAGAGAGATGGATAAAGCAGAAAAAGAATTTCTCAGAGCCGAAGCGGCTTTGGAGCGAGCTAAGGGTATGGAGCCACCCAAATGAACCCCGACCCTCTCTTCGACTACTCGCACGAACCTGAGCCGGATGTAATGCGGGCCGCGTTCTACGGAGTGATCTTTAGCCTGCCATTTTGGGGCGCACTGGCAGCGGTGGTTTGGTATCTGTGGAGGCATAAATGAGCAAGCGAACGTTCTTTCAGTGCGACAAGTGCCTTTATCAGCTTGAGCGAGACGCTATGCCTGCAGATTGGCGGGAAGCCTCCATTACTCAGCCGACCCAAAGGATACTTGAGGCTGCCACCGTAAAGATGTGGTGCCCCGACTGCTGGAGAGGAATAAGCGAGCCGTACGCGCAGGTGGCCAAGCCATGACCACTCTCAATCAGCAGCTAGTTGGCTCTCTGGCACTACTAGATTCAGCGAAGGAAGGAACTATGCAAACCACAGCGATAGCACGAACTGAACCCGTAGCCATCAGGCCGCGAGACCAGGATTTCTCCCGCGAGAAGATCGAACTCATCAAGCGCACCATAGCGGTAGGCGCGACAGACGATGAGCTTGAGCTTTTCCTTTACACGGCCAAGAAGACCGGCCTAGATCCGTTGGCCCGGCAGATTTACGCCATCAAGCGGGGCGGCAAGATGACCATTCAGACTGGCATTGATGGCTACAGGCTGATTGCCGATCGCACGGGCCAGCTCGCGGGTATCTCTGATTACACCTTCGACAGCGAGGACGACAAGTTCCCTAAGCGGGCATCCGTCACAGTAAAGAAGCTGATTGAGGGCAACATTGCCGAGTTCACCGCAACGGCTCGCTGGACCGAGTACAGCCAGATGCAGAGCCAGATGTGGCAGAAGATGCCTTACCTCATGCTGGGCAAGTGCGCTGAGGCCCTGGCGCTGCGTAAAGCGTTCCCTGCGGATCTGAGCGGGGTTTATACGGCAGAGGAGATGTCGCAGGCTGATATGCCCACTGCGCAGCCTGTGATGCCGCTGGACGCCTACGTGAACCACGAGGAAGCCATCGCAGCGGCAGCCGACCTGGACACGCTGCAGGAAGCCTTTACGAAGGCATATAGGGCAGCCCATGTCATGCGTGACCAATCGGCAATGAAGGGACTGATCGACGCCAAGGACAAGCGCAAGAAGGAGCTGGCCTAATGCGCGTTATTGAGTGTGAACAGGGGGACGATCGCTGGCTCGCGGAGCGCCGGGGCAGAATCACAGCCTCGCGCATTGCAGATGTGCTTGACGTGCTCAAGAAGGGCGGCGAGGGCGCACAGCGGAGAAACTACCGCTTTGAGGTTGCCGCAGAGAGAACGACGGGGCGGTCATCAGATAAGTACGTCAGCCCCGAGATGAAGTTCGGAACCGGCACCGAGCCATTCGCAAGGGCTGAGTATGAGATTGAGATGGGGCTGATGGTGAGCACCGTTGGGTTCGTGATACATCCCACGCTGGACTACACCGGAAGCAGCCCCGATGGGCTTGTCGGCAATAACGGCGGCATAGAAATCAAGTGCGGCAAGTCGGAGACGCACCTGAAGTGGCTAGACGAGAAGGTTGTCCCCGAAGAGCACCGGGACCAGATGCAGTGGAACATGGCCTGCACCGAGCGGTCATGGTGGGACTTTATCAGCTACGACCCGCGACAAAACAGGGTATGCGATCTGTTCATCGTGCGCCTGGAACGCGACGAAGCGCACATAAAGAGGATTGAGGCAGAAGTTACCAAGTTCCACGAGGAAGTGGAGGCTTTGCTTGCCGGTCTGCCTAAGCGCGTGAAGCCTGCCCCGCCAGTTGAGTCTGCGCCGGATATCGGTGATTGGGCAGCGCAGTTTGAGAGCTTCACTTCACAGGAGATTGTGCCATGAGCGAACAGATTCCAGATTTTCTGGCGGTGGTAAGAACTTACCGCACAGTTCGAGAGTTGAGTTTTTTAGACGCCCGAGACGAGGCGTTGCGCATATTCAGGGCAAAGGGCTGGCCTGTTCCAAGATCATTCGAGAAGACGGTGACGCTATGAACCAGTTTGGCGATGCATACAAGAAGCTGGAGGCGTTGGGTGACCGCGAGAGGGTGTTGGCTGTGTGGCCGGATGCCGCTGCGGTCCAAATCGTTAGAGGTCACTGGAACGTTGTCTATGGCGACGACCCAGCACGTCCCGGCTACGCCAACATAATTGAACCCGCGAGTAATACTCAGGCCGAAGCATGGTCCTATGCAGCCAGCCGCGTGCCTGTAGCCGAACTCGCTAAGGGGGTTGGTTGCCGCACAAATGAAGATGTTTGCGATCACAAGCAGCCCTCGCCGGAGCAGGGTGAGCCACGGAAGCACAAATGGGGTGGACTTCAGCGCGGAGGAAGCCCATCGGAAGCAGAATCCCTTGAATATGTCCGTTACTGCTTAGTTTGCGGCATGGAGGATACATGTGAAGACCCGCTACCGCCATGTGTTGCCGAGCCGAATCCCCCACAGCCTGCTAAACCGGAGGCGTTGGGCCGGACAGTAAACGAGGCCTTCGATGAGGTCAATATAGCCTTGGCCGACAAGCACGATGCGGTTAGCTTCGGAACCTATAGCGGCGATGAATGGCTCGGAATCTCGAAGAAGTCGCTGCTGACAATTGCCGCTCTCCGTAGCAGACAGGGGGAGAGTGAGCGCGTAGCTGAATTGGAAGACAAGCTACGCGGCGAGTTGATGGAATCTGATCGACTCTGGAAGGCATATCAAGCCAGTGGAGAAGCGCACCGGCAAACCTTCTCTGGCTGGATGAATCAGCTAGTCATCAATGCCGCGCAATCTGCCCCTGCCGATTCGCGGAAGCAGGGTAGGCTGGATGCGCTTAGGGTTGCCGTCAACTATCAGCGGAGCAATTCCGAGCCTGCCAGCTACGAAGGTAACGTTTGGGCGAATGCCGTTACAGGGCTTATTACGGAACTGAAGCAACTTGCTGAATCTGATGCATCTGCCCCTGCCGGTTGGGAGGAGCGGGAAGTTGTGGCCTTCAATGAAGGCGTGGAGGCTGCGGCAATGTTTGTTGGTGGGATACGGCCAGAATTAGCTACCGCCGCTGACTTCATACGACAACTCAAGCGCACCGCACCAAAGCCAGCGCAGGATGTTTTGAAGGAGGGGGAGTGATACGCCTATTCACTGAAATTATCAACGCAAACGATCATTGCAATGTGGACGGTCCCATCAAGAAGATTTACCGATCCTTTGAAATTATCCATCCAGAACTAGAAGCTATTTTGCGTGGCAATCCAAGCCAATTCACAACAGGCTCCGTTATCGGTGCCGAAATAATCGAGGAGAGCCGATGACCACCCAAGCAAGGGGAGTGAAGGAGAAGGCCAATGGCTGATGTGCAACCGATCCGGCAACCGGAAGAGGAGCTGCTTACGCCTCAGGAATTGGCAAAGCTCTGGAAGTTTGATGAGAGCACCATCCGGCGATGGTTTATGGATGAGCCTGGAGTCGTGGTTTTCGGAGAGGAAGACCGACGCGACGGAAAGCGGCAACACACGAAGCTTAGAATCCCCCAAACGGTGGCCCAGCGTGTCCTTAAATCCCGCATGCGGTAGAATTCCCGCCATGCTCACCATATGGCGACGCCACGTTCCCGCCTGCCCGCACAAGGCAAAGGGCCGAGACTACCTGAAATGTAGTTGCCCGATCTGGGCAGATGGCTATGTCAATGGAAAGAGGGAGTTTCGCAAGAGCCTAAAGACCAGGGATATGGCCCGCGCCCGCAAGAGGGCGGCTGCTCTGGAAGATCCGGGCGAGGCGAAGGTATCCAAGCCGGTGCGCGAGGCTGTGTCTCAGTTCCTGGCGCATTGCAGAGCGCACGGAACGCAAGACTCGTCACTCCGAAAATACACCGGCAGCATGAACGCCTTCCAAGCCTACTGCGAAAAACGCGGCTTCGATAGCGTGGACGAACTGGATGTGGTCGCACTGGATGACTACCGCACCGATCGCAATGTGGCTCCGGTAACAATCAAGAACGAGTTGCGCCTGTTGCGCTACTTCTTCAAGTTCTCTCAGGCCCGTGGATGGCACAATGCGAACCCGGCCAAAGAGATTCCCTTCCCAAGCATCCAGCCCACAGACAAGCAGCCCTATACACGGGGGGAGTTCGATGCCATCCTGAACGCCGCCTCTCGCATCGGTCACGTCGATTATGAGCGGCTGAGGGCTAGGGCGATGCTTCTCACTATGCGCTATACGGCGCTTCGTATCAGCGATGTGGCGTTATTGGCGCGAGACCGCATTACGCTGGATGGGAAGCGGTGGAGAATCTTCGTACGTACCGGCAAGAAGGGCAATCCAGTCTTCCTCCCCGTCCCGCAGGAACTCAAAGACGCCTTGGACGCTGTGCCCAAAAAGAGCGAGGCTTACTTCTTCTGGCTAGGCCAGAACTCTCCCCGAACCATGACGGGCATTGCTAACCGGGTCATGCGCTCAGTCTTCAAAAAGTCAGGGGTTAAGAAGGCCCATGCGCACCGATTCCGGCATACCCTGGCGACGGAACTACTAGGCCAAGGGGCGACCTGTGACGAGGTGGCCGACGTTCTGGGCAACAGCGCAGAGATGATCCGCAAGTATTACGGCCAGTGGTCGCCGGTGCGTCAGGCCCGCATAGATGATTTAATGGAGAAGGTTCACTCGGCGGCGACCTATACCCCCACGAATATTGTACCGATCAGGAGGAAGGCGTGAAGCACAGACCGCGTTATGGCTCTAAAAAATATCATCGAGAACGCCTTCTGTCGGCGCAAAATTGGCTTTGTTTTTGGTGCTCGCGTCGATTGAATTGGGCTCAAAAAGATATACGCCCGACACTGGATCACGTAATACCTCAGTCAGAAGGAGGAAGCCATGAAGCCGAGAATTTAGTAGTGGCGTGCTATCGGTGCAATTCGGAGAGGAATTTCGATCTACTTCACGCGAGGAGGAATGGGATTCACTGGAACGCCTCAAATCCGCCGTCAACGCTCGACGGGTCAATGACGCGAAACCGAGGTGCCACTCATACTGCCACTGAGAAAATCGGGCACAATTTAGGCACAGAGCTAGCAGTAGCGCAGTAAGTAGCTGAAACACAAGGAGAAGCAAATGTATCCAGAGATTATGGTGATTTTGTCCCGCCTACGAAGAATCAGTAAGTTGCTGAAACTGCATAATGCCTAGATGGTATAAACGGCATAAAGTGCAGGGTCTGGGCACAATTTGGGCACAGTGGTTAGCCTCAAGTCCCCCATCAGCCGCGAAGTAGAATAGGAGCCATAATGAAAGTCCTTATCGTTCTCTTGATGGCGCTGCCTGCGTTGGGTCAGCGGCACCCCGCTCCTGGCTGGATCGAGGTCGCGGATAATCCCGCGTATTACGACACAAGGACGCTCTACCGCGGAGACACGTTCCACAATCTAATGGATACCGCCATCTACGATCCATCGCCGTTTACTGGCTGGGATGGCTATCGTCTTTGGATAAACACGATTCCCGGTGAGCCAGTCCGCTGCAACGGTGACGATATGAGGGGCCAACAGGTATGCGTCGGAATTCACAGTTATGCGGGGATGTTTTTACTGCCATCCTATTTGGAGTCACCCATCTAATTTCTCCCGCAAACTGTTCATCAGCCGAGCCAGCTCTTTCCGCGCCGGGTGATTCGGCCCGAGGTAGCGGCTTAGAATCTCGTCCACCTGCGTAAACTCCTGCAGAACCAGCGTGCAGTGGCGGCGATCTACTTTAGTTGAATCTTGAATGGCTACCACTGTTACTCCTAGTTCCCGCTCTTGATGGATCGAAGCTCTTTCAGCGACAGAATCAGCCGCTCCTCGGGGAAATACTGCACTTCCTGCAGCTCCCCTTCTTCACTCAGTCTTGGCTGAATTCCCCACATCACCCCACCGGCGATGTATTCGACGCGCTCCACGGCCACCCCACAGAAGCCCGTTACGCAGTCTTTGACCGTATCGCCGAAGCCGATCATGCGGCCCTCTCGTCAATCTCTGTGTGGAAGAAATGATTGGTCAGGCCCTCATGCTTGTTCCACACAAGGCCCTCAGCAATACGCAGATTGCCGGTAAACAGGTTGTTGGCGTGCCACTCGTCGGGAGGGCATAGTGCGCCGAAGCCACGCACCCTGATTCCAAACTTCTCCGCTAGAGAAACGGTGTGCTTATGCCCCACGTGGATCTCGCGGAAGAGGGCTGCTGCGAACTGTTCGGGGTAGGTTGTCGCCAGCCATATTCCGTAATCAGCCTGCTTCCCCTTGTCGCCGTGCATCAGGGCGAGGAGCACTTTTCCCCAGGCAACAAGCTTGTGGGGGATAGGCTGGTTGTCTACGAACACATCAGGGTAGCCGTCAAACTTGCACTCAAGGGAATCGCCCAGAGTGAAGGTTGATAGAGTGTCGTGGTTTCCGGGTATGGGCTTTACGTCTACCGGAGCGATCATGCGCAGCTTCTCGATGTTCCGGCAGAACATGATGCGGACTTCCTTGTAGCTCTTGCGATAGCGGGAGTCTACGTCTACCTTCGTCCCGCCGAATGTCGTGCCCTGGACATTGTCGGCCTGCAATACGTCATTGCCTACGCCGAGCACAATCCTGGATATATTGGCTCTGGATGCCCTCTGAATCAGCTTGTCTATAGCCCGGTCATAGGTCTCTATAGCGATGCCGGTGTCGTAGTTCTGAAAGCCTGTCTCTTTGGAATAGGCGAGTTTGGCCGCGTGAAGGTCGGGAATCAAGAGCTCTAGAAGGTTGTCCGAGTCCTGCGTGGTGTAGATGACAGGCTTCGGGACAAACATGTGCTTCTTGGCTTCGGCCTTCAGTGCCTCAATCTCTGCCCTAGCGTCAACGATGTGCCGCTTCTGCTTTAGCCATGCCTTCACCTGAAACAGAGGCTCGGCAACCAGCTTGTCATTGACCTTGGCCCCAACCTCCCACTTGTTGCAAACGAACCGCTCAACCTCCCATACCTGCAAATCAATCTCGCAGTGCTCTACCAGTTGGTCGAGCGTGCAGATGCGCGTCTTGGGAAGTGAGATGGTCCAGTTGTCGCCGTTGATTTCCTCGGACCGTCTTAGTTCGTCTACAGGAGGCCGTGAGACCGCTCCGGGGTCTTTGTATGGCCCTGAGAGTCCCATCGCTAGCTTCATATCGTCAATCGTGCTGCTTCCCACTCCATTGCGGAGCCGAATCTGGTCTCTGCTGAATTGCTTCGACCGGATATCTGCTTCTACTGCCCGCATCTTTGCTTCAGACAGTCGCGGTGTTGGCAAAGAACCCCCTTGGCACAACCTTTAGGCTCTAAAAACAGCAGGACTTCACAACAAATGAGTTATTGCTGGATTGCTACAGACCCTGAAAACGACACGTTTCCGCCGATCTTCATGGTCTGAGTCGGCGCGGCTCCGGTCACCGTAAAGGCATCTCCCGGCGCGGTCAGGGTCTCAGCCGTGCAGTTCAGCGTTCCCGTCCCAGGCGTGCTCGTGGCCGTCCAGTTGAGGCCGCTTATCGTCATGCTGCCCGTATTGGTGGACGTGCAGGCTGGGGCGAAGCAGGCCCGCGTAGACGAATCGCTCAGGGTCGCCGTGCAGACCAGCGTTCCGCTCGTGCTGATTGGCGTCGATAGCGGATTAGGAGTTACCGCAATGGATACGACTGTAGGGCCGCCGCTCGGGTCGTAGGCTCCCAGCGTCGTGAGGTCCGTGCGCAGGGTGAATGGACTCATGTTCGCGTCCACCGCGTTGAAGCGGGGCGGATACATCGCCGCCACACCCGTCAGCGGTGTAGCCTGCCCAATGGCCTGAGAGCCAGAAACGAGCTTTAGCGAGGATAGGTCGACCGGATAGACGGAGTAATTGATGAAGTTGGGTGCCGTCCAGCCATTCAAGCGCTTATTGATTGGGTCTGGGTTGCCCCATACATCAAAGAAGCTCGGCTCGATATAGAGACCAGCCTGCGGGGGCGCATTGGAATAGGTGACGTTGACAGTTGAGCCGGGGGTATAGCCGCCCGCTGTCGTCATGTTGCTCTGAAAGCTGACGAATGCGGTTTCCAGATACGTGAAGGCGTTGCATGTGCCGATGCCTCCAGCCTGACAATTGGTGTTGTCGTAGCTGGGCATAATGTTGTTGGCCCAAAAGTCTTGAGGGTAGTAGAAGGGCCAGAACCAGCGGTCGGGAGGCTCAAGGCCAGCGAACCCAACCCTGATGTTCTCCCACGTCCGAATTCCACCCGCAGCCATTGCCGTGGGGTTGTAGATGATGGTGTTGTAGCTAACCCACTGCTTCTGGGTCAGGTTGCCGGGATAGTAGGCGGCGGCGGGGTAAGCGTAGGTCTGGAATGACTCGAAGTTGTGTGTCATGGCTGAACCAATAGCAGCCACGCCGTACTGATAATAGAGTGCGTTGCCGATAACGAAGTCGGTCTGCGCGTGCTCTTCGAGACGGGCTGCAAACCAGTCAACCGGATTGACTCCGGTAACGCCAAGGCAGAATGGAGCGCTGGCATAGAGCGTGTTGCAGTTCGGTGCGCCCTGGTAGCCATAGAACTCATCCTCGTTGTCGTAGTTGTAGGAATCCTGCCGCTCTGAATGCCCACCGCCATAGCTTGCTGAAGTGTTCGAGCCGGTCGGCTGGAGGCGGTTGTACATATGGAAGCTGCGCGAGCCGCGGTCAGAGAAGAACGACGTTCCCTGAGATCCCGCTACCGCCCCATCCTCAAGGTTCAGGAAGGCAGCAGCGCGATCGGCTTGCAGATAGAAGGGGTGGTCGAGGAAAGAACCGTTACTCCCATACGCCTCCATGTGGTTGCCTTCATAAAAAGTGTCTATTGAGCAAGCCTGCCATCCGCTCTGTTGGGGGTTGCAATCATCGAAGTTTGAATTGGCGACTCTCTCATCATGAACGCCGATTTTGTTGAAGTTCTGAATACCAGTAGGCCGGATGCCCATTGAGCCGCCCCATGCGGCAGTCCCGCCAGTAACGGCGTTGTAGTTGTATCCAGGGCTTACGTTGCGAACGTGAACGCCGGAGATGAGCACGTAAGAAAACGGCTGTGTCTGACCGTTGAAGGTGCCGAAGCCTACGCTGGCATTGGTGAGGCCGAACAGCGCATAAGGCCCAACAATGTAAGGCGAAGCCCATGAATTTACGGTGGCGTTCGCGCCGTCGATGATCGGCAGCTCGCCCGTCGTGGGGTTTGGTACGCCGCACATCTTGAATGCGGGCTTGCGGTCGGTGAAGGGTCCACCCGAAGGTGTGTTGATCTGGACCTGATTGTGGTACTCGGTGGGGCTTCCGTTCGCTCCCTCGTTGTGCAGTCTTACCTTGACGGGGCCGGTAAGCGTCTGCGGAATATCCAGCAGGCTGTGATAGGTCTGAGTAGGGCCAATCTCATAGATGGTTCCCCACGTCACGCCATCGGTATTCCCTGCTGGGCAAGGAACCTGCTCAACCTTGTCTGCATTTGCCGCTGGCAGGGTCGTGTGATCGAAGACGTTGATGGCAATTTCCGTGCAGGCATTTGTAGATGAATCGACGTGCGGGCAGGCTTTAATGTAATACGTTCCGGCTACGGTTCCTGAGTAGAAAACGGGCTGCGGAAAGGTCGCGAATTGCAGCGTTGCATTACCGCCGCCTGGAGCCGAAACAATCGTCCAGTCCATCGCCTGATTCGTGTTGCCGTAGACCTCGCCCTTTAGCGGGATATAGCGGTCGGTGAACGCATCCCTGGTGCCGGGATTAGCAAACGCTTTGCCGAGCACGCCTGCATATCCGCCGCCGTTAGCGCCTACGACGTAGTGATGAATGCTGAACTTGGTTGGGTCGTCGTCGCTTGTCCACTTTACGTCAAACTCAACCGTGGAATGGATGGCGAAGTTGCTGCTTGTGATTGATCCGGTGGTCGAGGTTACGCCCGCAACCGGCCCGACCTGAAAGTTGAAATATGCAGGCACATGCGCGATGGTCGGATGAGCCACAAGGCCCGAATCGGCGGTGTGATCTTCACTGTAAAGCCGAAAGGTTTCGGAGGCGTCACTGCCCGTGCTGATAATCTCCGCTGTGCCCAAACCGGTAAATCCCGCGCCCTGAGTTTTGAACAGAAATGCATTGGCCTCAGTCCCTGAGCCAGAGCCGCCGCTGTAGTTCAGCACAATGGTGGTGGATGTGCGCGAGACAATCGTATACGGGTGGTAGTTCAGATACGCCAGCGCCGACGAAGTAAACCCGTTGGCCCAGACCACATCTCCCGCGGTGTAGGTGTTGTTGCAGGTAAGCGTGAGCGTCGAGCCGCTGAAACTGTAGGCGGTGCATTGCGCGTTACCGCCCCATACGCGGGCAAGCTCCTGACGCTCCGAACCGGCGAGCACATGGCCGGGATAGTTGTACTTGCTATAGGGCGGGGTCGTTACGACAACCTGGCTGAAGATCCAGCCGTTCGCAATGCCGAGTAAGACGAGCAGGGGCAGGAGCTTTTTCATTTGCCAGCCTTTGTGCAGGAGGTGGAGGCATAGGAGCCGTCCGAGTAGAGGTTGACTGTGCAGGTAAACGTGGCTACAACCGTGGCTTTCGTTGCGCCCTGGGTCACAGCAAGCGCAGGTACTGTCACCGTGGAGGTCTGCCCATTGGTCGTCAGCTTTACCGTCTGCGGAGAGGCTGTTTGCAGAACGTCCAGCTCTTTCACCACATTCGGCGCAGGGTCACAGGCAAAGCTGGTGTAATAGGCAGGAAGAGGAACCCCGGTAGAGAAGCCAGAGAGCCATCCCAGCGCCCCACACGCCCCGCTGGTGCTCGCGGTCGCACCGAAGCGATAGGCGGCACCAGACGGCAGCGTTACCGTTGTGGCGGGGTTCTCTACCGCAACCTTGAACCACGTCTGGGCGCAGGCAGGCAACGTCACCGCCATCCAGAGGATGATTATTTTTAAGTCCATGAAATGTCTCCTGTGGTACGCTCAGAACCGCCGATGCCTAAACACCTGTTTTCCATCTCGTTAGCAGTCAGTGCCGCTACCCTGACTTACCTGGTGGCATCACCCACCGCCCTACACAGATTCGTGCTAGCCTTTTCCTCGCTGGGCGGGCTAATGCGCTAAGGGTGGTAGGTGATTACAACGATCCCTTGTCCACCCGACCCACCTGCACCATTCGCTCCCCTGAATCCACCAGATCCACCGCCGCCGCCATAGAGTCCTCCGGTGCCTCCATTTGCCCCTACCCCGGAATTTGAGCCACCACCGCCACCAGCCCCACCGCCAGAACCATACGCCCCCCATTCGAGACCATTGCCGCCATTGCCGCCAACATAGGCGACGACGCCCACGCCACTCTTCGATCCGCCACCGCCGCCGCCTGATGCTCCATTGCTATCGCCTGTCCCATTTCCAGCAGCAGATGTATCCGCCACTGCTCCTGCGCCACCGGCTTTCGATGCGCTGAAGTTCGCTCCGCCAGCACCGCCATTGTTTACGTTTCCGGGGGGTGAGCTTCCCGCCGCTCCACCGCCCGAACCACCACCACCGCCTGCACCACCTGCACCGCTGCCCGTATTACTCGCTCCACCTGCAGCTCCTGCGCCATTAGGCCCAGCCGCTCCACCACCACCAGCGAAGGCTGTGTGAGAATCGGGAGTACCAGCGGCACCGCCGTTGAAGTGAGTCGTTCCCGTTCCGCCTGAGCCACCTGCCGCAGGCGTGCTGGTTCCATCACATCCTTTGCCACCCTTAGCGACTACCGAAGTGGTAAATGATGAGTCGCCACCGTTGCCACCAGTGCCGCTGGTTGTCCCGCCCGTGCCTGCCGCGCCTATGGTTACGGTAATGTTGGCGGTCGATGTATAGCTAACCGAATCGGCTCTGTATTCTCCGCCACCGCCGCCGGTGACATTCGATCCACCACCCAGGCCTCCTCCACACCCTCCGCCGCCTGCACCAATCGCAGCAACCGTGATGGCGCTGCCATTTGTCGCAGCGTGCCATGTGACAGAGGCAGTGCAATACTCCTGAATGTTGCCGCCGCTAACGTATGCTCCAGTGCATACCGTTCCGGGCGGGGTAGTCGAGAGCATAGCTCCCCCTGGTCCGGGGATGCGAGATTGACCGCCAACCAAAAGCAGAAAGAAGCAAAGAAGGTAGCGCATTAGTTCACCGTGTAGATGACGTGCACAACGAAGAACTTCGCTGTGCCGCCCGCTGTGCCGCTCACCAGTTCGAGATAGTCACCGGCTGACAATGACGTGTTCTGTAGCGTAGAAGAACAGGTCGTGGCTCCGTTGATCCCTGTTGTGCCGCCAGTGTTCGAGCAGGCAATACCGCCAGATGCTGCTGTCGCAAGGGCCGATGAAACAATGTTGACTATGGTGCCAGCGTGATTCCTTCCGATAATGACGTTGGGTGTCCCCGCATCAGCGTTAACGTCCATCTCTACAACCGTTGAAGCGGCAGGGATGAAACACACCCTCGACTGTGGGCCAAGCTGGGCGTTAGTTATTGCGGCGCTGGCTGAAGTATCACCAACGGGTATATCGCACGTGCGGTAGGTGTTGACGACGGCAAGCTTCGCGCTTGTGACGGCGTTATTTACGAGTCCGGCAGTAGGCAATCCGGTTGCATTGGTCAGGACCAGAGCAGATGGCGTGCCGAGGGCCGGAGTGACCAGCGTGGGCGAGGTGGCCTTCACGTAGTTTCCCGTACCAGTCACCGTTACGCCTTGGATGACCGTCGAGCTTGTCCATTCAGCAGCCTGTCCGCTTGTCGGGGTGCCCGTGTTGGAGACATTGCCCCCGCCTCCGGGGGATGCCCACGTACCATCGCCACGCCAAAACGTAGAGCTTGATGCGCTGGTTCCGCTGTTGAGATTAGCTACGGGGAGGTTGCCCGTTACGCCAGTGCTTAGAGGGAGGCCCGTTGCGTTCGTCAGCACACCGGATGCGGGGGTTCCCAGTGCAGGCGTCGTGAATGTCGGGGCAGTCAGGGTTAGGCCTGCGATGGTTGTAGTCGTGCTGCTCGCCGCGACGGAGGTTGAGCCGATGGTGATGGGAAAACCAGACGTACCGCCGCAGGGGGAGCCGCTATCTACAATGTCAATACCGTTAGCCGCCAATTTGGGGCAGTTGTTAGCTGTTCCCGCCGTCGCAATGCCAACCGCCTTCACTGCCCCGGCGTTGTTGTTGTTCATCACCCAGCGGTGAGCCGCGGAGTCGGGATAGAGAAGATCGCTGGACGCCACGCCTGATGGTGCGGTTCCTTCCACCGCGGCAAAGCCATTGCCGGGGCCACTGACTGCGAATGCTTGGGATACCGTAGTGGTATTGGCTGTCGTAACGCCATCGTCCATGTGTGAATTCGCAATCGAGGTGGAGGATGCGGCCTTTGGAATATACCCCGTCGTCAAGCCAGAGATTCCGCCAGCTACAGCGCAGCCCGTAGCATTGCCGTTGGCTAGAACGCCGGTAGGAGCTTGGCCTAGTGGGCAGAGTGTCGGAGTCGAAGCCAAGGCCGTGGCTGTGGCCGCGTTGCCCGTCGTGCTCTGGTTCCACGTCGGCACTGTGCCGCCAAGGTCGCCGTACTGGATCTGCACATAATCCGGGGCTGCCGTCGAGCCGGTGTTGTTGCCGAAGAACCGATGCGCCGCCGCGTTGCTAAGATTGAACTGAAGGAACGGCGTGGTCGTGCTGGTTGCTACCGAAGTGGTGAATAGCGGGGAGAGCGCACCCGCAGAGAAGTTGGTTACGCTTCCCACGCCCGAACCGCCACCGCCCGCCGCAAGGTTGAGAATCGTTGCGGTGGGTGTAATGCTGGAGGCGGTGTGATTGCATACCCGCCAGTTGACCGTATCGGTCGAGGGCCATGCCTGAAACTCCAGCCCTCCGTCCCATCCGCTTCCCGCCGGGCTTGTGCTGAAGGCAGCAGCGAAGGCCGTAGAGGAAACTACGCCGGGCATGGATGCTGTCGTAGCCCCTGTGCAGGAATTGGCCGAGATGGTTGAGGTCGGCATGGATATCTGGATAGGCGTGACCGCCGAAGGGATGATCGGGCAGGTTCCATCTGCCTTGAGGAATCCAGTGCAGGAACCGCTTGCCCAGAGTTGAACGATATCGCTGAAGGTCGCATTACGGCTGGCTACACCCGAAGTGTTGTAGACGACACCAGGACTGCCGGGAAAGGTAGCGCCACCGCCACCGCCGCCGCCCGCAGGTGCCCATGATCCATCGGCCCGCAGGAAGTTGCTCGTTCCACCGCCCGAAGCAGGAACCGCGCCGCTATTCGCAGAGCCGAAGAGTGGGATGCTTCCTGAAATGTCACTGTAGGTCAGGGTAAAGAAACTTGGAAGTGCGCTGCCTGCGGTACGGTTTCCGAAGACGGTATGCGCCGCGGCATTTTGCAGGTTGAGGCTTGGCGTAGTCGTTGGGTTGGAGACGGCAAACAGCGGAGATCCGCCACCGACATTCGTTACCGAACCCGAACCACCACCGCCTGAGCCGCCGAGAGTAACCGGATACGTCCCAATGACTCCCCGCGTGGTCGAAACCTGATACCAGTACGTCCCCGCCGCCGCCCAGAATCCAAACCGGCCCGCCGTATCCGTCAGGAACTGGCTAGAGGTTGGCACCGTTAGCGCCTGGTCGAGATAGATGGTAGCCAGCGAAGAGCAGGCAGAGGTGGTGCAGACTTTGATGTTGGCCTTGGAATAGGCCAGCACCGGAGCACTCGCGCCCGTAGGTACATTGGTCGCAACCGTCGTCACTTGCTTATCAAGGCGGAAGCCTTGCCCGTGGCAGGTTACGGCGAGCGCCGCGAAGAGTCCGGCGTAGCGGAGAAGTTTCATTATGACCTCTTGTGGGGTTGGGGGTATTACTTAGCCGCTACAGTCCAGTTGGTGCCGTTGCAATAGGCAAGGACGTGATTCGTGCTTCCGCCTGTGACAGTCGCGCCCCATGTGTTCGTTGTGGAGTCGGTGACAGGGCGCATCGTTCCTTCCAATCCGCTAATGCAGGCCGGGAGGGAAGAAAAGGTTGTCGTGGTGATCTGGACTGTACCGTTTAACGTGTTGGCGTGGGTCGGGCCGCAGCCCAGCCCAACACGGACCCCTAAAGTGTTCTGGTCTCGGCCTACAAAGTCACAGAAATTGGAGGGGGTTGACGTGTTATTGGCTTCGGACAGGAAGCCGTAATTCTCACCGGTGATCTGGTCTGTGCTTAAGGGGGCCATCCCTGAATAAAACCCCCAATGCTTATTAACCGTGGCCCCGGCGTTTACGTGGGGTTCGTCCGCTTCGAAGTTGGTAAGGTTTACTCCTGCGGCTCCGGCAGTGGGAGAAACTTCTATACCAATTGCGTTCTTCCCTGCGCGATAAACGCCGGTAGTGTCGAAGAGTCCAATGATCCCAGCCGAACTTCCGGTATAGTCTCCGTCATCAATCGAAATATCGACTCCGGGGGTTTGCAGGCTCCCTCCCCCTGCCGCTCCAGTCCCTCGATAAAATAGGTGGTTGCCGTCCGTCGTTAAGTAGTTGTCGCTAGGCGTATCAGCGGATTTTACGGAAAGTGAGGCTGTAAGCTGACCGCCGTTGATAATCTGCACTTCTCCGACGCTGTTCGTGATGAAGTTCGCGGAGCCTGCGCAGTTTCCTCCACTGTTGTAGACGACAGATGTAAATGGAACGCCATCCAGCGAGCATCCCGAGCCACCGCCGCCCGTCCCGCCTACGGTAAAGGGGTAAGTCCCCACCACCGCGCCTGCCTGATTCACCACGCTGTAGGAATAGGTTCCCGCGGCCACCCAGAAGGCAAAGCGGCCCGTCGCGTCGGTCGTAATCGGCTGAGTAAGGGGCTGCGCTCCCGCCTGGTCAAAAAAGATGGGCACCGCATTGGTGCAGGGCGAATTCACCGCGGGGTAGGCACACACCGTAATGGTGGCAAAGGGCACCGTCATAATCGCCGCCGCAGCCCCAGCAGGCACGTTATTGGCGGGCTGGGTGGCATTGCCGGTGAAGCTTCCCAGCGTCTGCGCGTACATCGGTGCAGCAAGGGCCAGCAACAGTACCCATTTCGGGAATCGCTTCATAGTTCTCCTCTGTTAGTCTTGGCCGCATGGCCGTCATATGGGTTGCACTGCTGATCGCCGCAGTCGTCCTGGGGCGCTATCTGCGCCGCAGAATCATGCGTTGGCCGCATAAAAACCCCCGCTCAGGGCAGGGGTGGGAGTAGAATTCTTGGCATGTTCACGGTTGCCGGTGGAATCCTGATTGCCGTTGTGGTGATCGTCGGGCTAATGCTTCTGGTCCCGGCAATCGGCTTAGTTCGTAAGGTTCTTCGAACTGAGATTTCAGACGAGACGCCCGAACAGTGGGCAGCCAAACAGCCTACCTACGACGAGTACCTGAAGAAGCGAGTACGGGAACGGCGTATGGATTCAGCAGCGGAATCTTCCGACCAGCCCTCTCTACGGTCTGACCTATAACTGAAGTAGCTTGCGGCAAATATCCAGGCCGAGCCGGTAGGTTAAGTTCGTTGGGCGAGCGGTAGCGGTCGAGTGCAGCGTTCGTAACCGCGTCTGAATCGGTGAGGTTCTTGAACATGCGGGATGTGCCTAAGTTGTAAGCCTGCGTTACCGGATTGCCGTGCAGTTGTAGGCTCTCCTGAAGGCTCAAGGGGTTTGCTCGTCCAGCGACAGTCGCTCGCTTCCCTGCTACCTTCGCCACATCCGAAGCGTGACCATAAAGTTCCTGATTCTGTGCAATGTCGTCAACCGGCACTCCGCTCTGCCGCGAAAGCTCGTCATAAACCAGATCCCGCGTCCCGCTATTGACCGCTTCAGTTCGTGCCGTCGCTGGGTTGGAGCGTGCAGCGTTACGATCGCCGCCCTCCTTATTGAAGAAAGACTTCAGTTTGGCGTTCGTGTCCTTACGGATTGCGTCCACCGTGTTCAATGACGGCTTCTTGGGAACGGTCGTCACCTCGCGAGTGAAGGGCTGCCCATCGGGGCCAAGAATCGGGCTGGTTACGGTCTCGGTTTTGGGCCGCATGTCGTAAACAGAAGCCCGCTTGAGCGTGGCTGGGCCAATGCCCGGCGTCTCGAACATATCCGTCGCCGGGATGCTCCTGACCTGATCGCCCACCAAAGATGTCGTGTCAATCGGGTTACGCAGGTAAGGTGACTTGAGGTTCTGATACCAGTCGTTCGCCGCGTCTCTGACCTTAAGAGCAGCATCTGAGAATCCCTTTACGCCCTTGGGATTCTGCTTGGCAATCTCAGGCAGTGTAGCTTCAACCGACTGCTCAAAGTCAGGCATCGAAACAGGAGGCTTCAGCGAACGGTTCAGCATCTCGCCCGGCGAACCCGTAACCAGTCCGCGAGTTGCCGCAACCTTCTGCGCCTCCGGGGTAGCCGCGGCAAAACGTAGAGCCTTACCAGAGACATTCGCCGCTCCGCCAAGCACTTTCCCCGCGGCCTTTGGAGCCAGCAAATCCGTGCCGAGTCCAGCAAGCGCAGGCACCACCCCATAGGTCGCCGCATCGTTCTCAATGCCACGAGCCCAAGGCCCAACGATCGGAATGGCATCGGTGGCATGGTTCATTACTTCCGTCGCATTCTTGCTACCTGGAATCTGCCGCAGAGCATCGACGGTAGGCTTCACAAACATGCGGTGGATGCCGAGACCAGCCGGGCCGAGCGGGGTTGATGTCGCTGCCATCTCATCATCCGATTGAGCGGGTGCGGTAAACGCGCCGATTGGCCCAGCCACCATGCTCTTCAGGTGCTGCCCTATAACCACTCCGGTGTTACGTATTGGCCTATCGCCAACCAGTTTTTGCCCAGATGTTCCTTCGGGCTGCATGTTGGCTTCAGGATGAGCCGCGAGCTGAGGCACGCCGTAGGCTCCAGCGCCCGCGACAGAAGGCGCAGCCGTTGGGGAATTCTGCTCAAACCAGTTGCCCGCTTTAGGTGCGTTCTGCTCAAACCAGCTCTTCGGCATTACTGCACCACCTTCGCGCCCTTGCTCTTGTAGTGCTCAACCTGATCTGCCGGAACGGGCATAACGGTGCCGTCCGGAGCCTGCATCTTCACAGTTCCGCCGGTGTTGCCGCCTCTGTGCTTCACGCCTGCACCCCCCGTAACTCCCACCTGACCCGGAGCGAGTCGTCTGAGCACTTCTTCCTGCTGATTCAGCTTGTTGTAAGCGCTTGCGTTGGTATCGCTGCCGAACTTTGGCACAACTTCGAGGATGCGTTGCGCTCCTGCCTCTGAAGACGTGCCGCCCGTGGTCGAGCGCAGGATGCCCGCCTGCTCCATCGTCTGCCGCTGGGCATTGAGCAGATTGATTGCTTCCTTTGAAAGCCCACCGGTAACCAACTTGCCCTGAATGATCTTGCCGACCGTCGAGTTCGGGTCTGCCGCTGCCGCCGCGAGTGTAGCGTCGGAAAGGTCGCCGCCCGTCGCCTCGTATGCCTTGATTGCATCGCGGAGATGCGTCACGGAGCCGGAGAGGTCGTTGAAGGTAACAACCTTGCCCTGCTGCCTGATTGCCGTGTTCGCGTTCCTGCGTCCAAGGTTGGTAACGTTGCCTTGGTCGTCGGTGATCTGAGGCGTACCCGGAAGCGGAGTGCCATCGGGTCCAGTGCCGTAGAAATCGGCGTTCTGATTGTTCTCGCGTAGCTGCAGCCCCTTTGCCCGCAGGCCGAGGCTCCCCATTGCAACCTGAAGCTTTTGGTCTACCTGCTGCAACTTCTTCTGCGCTTCCGTCCACTCCGGCGTGCCGGGGATGTAGTGATTCTTCTGGATGTCGGCCATGATCGCAGACTTGTCTGCAGTCGCCTGGTGCATTGCCGACAAAGCCTGATGGTCCTTGAAAGCCTGCGACTCGTGATCGTCCTCGAACGTGGGGATTCCATCGGGGCCGGTGGTCATCTTCAGGCCGCGAGCAGCCGCGACACCGGCAAGCCTGTCGAGGCTCATCTGGTGCTTCTGCTCTATCTTTGCTTCCTCAATATCAGGCCGCTGGTTGAGGTAATTGGTATTGGCCTCAGTCTGCCCGACCTGAGCAAGATTCTGCTCGTTGCCAATGTCCTGCCCGATACGTGCCTGATCTTGAGCCAAGAGAAATTGGTGGTGGTTCTCTGTTCCAGGAGTAGCCGCTGCTATACCGGGAGCTAGGATAGACAGGCCGATATCCCCAGCGCGGGCGAGGCCACGCAAGAGCGGATTCTTGATCTGATGAATCCCCGAGCCTGCAGTCAGCTTGTCCTGATACGCCTGCTGATCACCAAGCAACCGGCTCTGCGTGTTCTGCACTGCCTGATTGGGCTGCCTCAATACGGACAGCGCAGGTGAAGCAATGCCCGTCAACGGATTCGGTCCCACTGGAGGCGGCGGAGGCGGTGCAGCGGCAGGCATCGTTGCCAGGTTCACGTCAGGCACTGGCAACCGCTGGATGCGCTTGTAATCGTCAATGAGAGGGTTGCCCATTATCTCTTCGCTCCGTAGTATGCCGCCGCGCCTTGAATTACCGAATTAACCGGAGCGAGCCAACTGTTTAGCGTCTGATTCTGCGCTTCCGATTGTGCATTAAGTGCGTTTGTCGACAAACCGAGGGCGTTCTCTCCGGCTCCAACATTCTGCCCATACATCCCCTCAAGTCCCTGAATCCCCTGCGATCGCTGCTGTTCCTTCAGCATGGCGTTGCGGTTCTGTACTCCCAGCGCCGCGTCTGACAGTTGCGCTGTAGCATCATGCGCCGCCTGAGTCGCTGCCGGAGCAAATCCGCCCGCATTGTTGGTACGCGCCGCCTGCAGATTCCCTTGCCCCACAGTGCCAGCCACAGCCCCACCGATCGACTGCTGCGCCGCCGTGTTCATGTTGTTCATGGTCTGCTGGTCAAACCCCTGCGGGTTCGTCGCCATCTTGTTCAGAGTTGGCGTAAGGATGTTGTACGTGCTTGAGGCGCGGTCTCCGTAACTCCCCGCCATCCCCTGCGCCGTCTTCGAATTTTGCCCCGCTGCCGCTGCGGTATCTCTCGCCATCCCGAGTCTCCTATAAGTACCGGCAATATGATTGCCAGCGTGACCGTACCCACCCAAGTTGCTTTACCAGACGCCTGCCGAATGCCTTGTCCACCACTGGAGGAATCCAGCAATGCGCATCCGTAAATCCCTTTTGCAACAGAAGCCGGTGCATCCCCTCATGCAGCAGTTTCAGCACATCAAACCTCCATGCAGGGGTTCTCCACTTCGGATCGCCCAGCATGTAAACCTCAACCGTCTTCCGCGCCGCCACCGCCTGCACTGGCACGTCATTTTCATCCACCGCAACCAGCACCGCTTCAAACGCCGTCAGGTCGGGGAACTCGTAATCGAATCCCTGTTCTGCGTGCAGCTTTCTTAGAATCGGCTCATCTGATGCGCGAAACTCTCGAATCATTTGCGAATCGGCGGTATAGAAGAATTTCTATAAGTCGTTGCCCCGAACGCCGCCGTCCCCTGGTTCTGCTGCATCGGAGGCCCGATGTGCGATCCCGTTCCTACTGCCTCCGGTGTTGAGCCGCCGTGGTACACGTCTGTAGACGGTGGCGAGCTGGGATAGGCATGGTTCGATTTCCAGTAATACTTCCCCGGCCCCAGAAAGACGCGGTGATTCTGCGATGCTCCCATATCAATCTTGTGGAAGTTCTGAAAGTCCGGTGTTTGCGAGTAGTAAGCAAAATAGTTGATGCCGCGATAGGCCGGAGCATTGTCGGTGATCTGTATATCGTGAATCCCATCCGCCGCGGTCACGCTCATCTGGCTAATGGCCGATGGTGCTGCCTGCTGCGCTCCGGTTGGATCGGTGTTGCCTTGGTCTGCCTGTGCGTTGATGGCGTCTTCGATCTTCTCCAACGCATTACCCAACTGGCTATCCTTGTTGCGAATGTAACCCTTATTCGGAACCTGAAACCTTGCCATCTAGCGCACTCCTGAAACTGGAGCGTTCGGATCAGGCGTGTACACAATCGTCGCGCTCTGCAGGCTGTAATGCACCCCCGCCTGCCCCAGCTTCGCCCACAGCTTCCTGCCGCGCGTATTCATCGGCCACTCCGCTACCGAATCAATCAGCGTGCTCAGTTGCTGCCCCTTCAGTGTGTCGGTTACGGTGTCCAACGTCGATGCATAGACAAACGGCGTCAGGATGCCAACTCCGTCAATCTCAAAGAACGCCTGCGAGTAGTTCTTCTGCCACGCCGAACTTCCAGCCGCGGCGAAGACGTAATAGCCGCCAATGTCTCCAAGGTTGTCGTCCGTCGTGCCCTCTGCCGTATCCAAACGGTAGAACGTCGAGCCGATAACAAAGATCGTCCCGCTTGCCGAATTGCAAACCCAGTCGAAAGGACGGTTCCACGGGCACCACTTCACCG